GGCACACCGTGTTGCTCCCACTTGAACGATTGCTCGACGCTCGCGCCTTTCAAGAGTTCCTTGTAGAGATGATGCGAACGGACTGCCTCTGCTACACGCTGCGCCCGTTGAAAGTCATCGAAATCGACAACAGTTTTACCCGCGTTCGTCGCTGCAAAAAGTTCTGCCTGTTGTTTGCCGGCTGATGTGCGCCGGTCAATCTTTGGCATTGCGGCGAAGTCTGTGTCGATTGTCTCTGGCTCCAACACCATTGCGTGAACAAGTGTGCCGAATTTCATTGCCGGTGTTGGATCACGCTCATTCTCTTTCGCTGCGAGATAGTGAGCTGGCGATCTGAGTAATTGCTTCGCGCCAGACGCTGATAACGCATCCCACGAATGGTATTCCGTCGCTGGAATATTACTGAGTTGCTGTGACATGGAGTTCGATGTCCTCTGCGTCGTCAGCGACCGCTGACAGGGCTGATGTAAGCGTCCAATGATGTGTGAGATGCCCATCGATTGTCAGCGCGCGGTATTTCTTATCTCGTGCCATCTGCACCCATCCTGCGACAGCATGATCTTTCAGAATAACGTATTCGTTTTCACCGTCTGGTCTAACTTCAACCATTGCCATCTCCTCTAAGAGCTTCGTTGAGGTTTGCCTGTACCTTTTTCACTGCAAAATCGAGCACAGCCTGCGGCGCATCCTTGCCGGTAAACTCTGCACAGAATGCCATGTAGTTGATCCCGTCTACCCACGAGTCATGGTGTGACGGTTGATGCGCAAGCCGTGAAAGTTTCACTGCAAGCATGGTCAGCGCCACGTCATACGGTGTGCAGTTGCGCCCCGTCAGAATGCTGAGAATCGTGGCAGCTCTGTCGTGGTTCTCTTGCACTGTCCCGTAAGAGTTACCGCGTTGCGATAGAAGCGACTGCGCTTCTTTAAGTACATCTCTGTGGTCCATCACTGCTTCCCCAATGCTTTCTCGTATTCCCTCACCCCGTAAAGCACGCTGGTGTGGTCCTTGTTCAACTTGTTCCCGATCTGGGAAAGGCTCATCCCGAGTTCTGTTCTGAGTCGCCAGTACACTTCTCGGCGACACTTTACCAAAGGCGCTTGCCGCGAGTTGCCAGTAACGGCTTCTGGGTGGATCTTGTGCTTTGCGCATACGTCCCTCAGAATTTCTTTCCACCGTGCGAGCGGCGAGATGCGAGCAGCACGCAACAACAGATGCGCTTCCGTGAATTGCCGTGCCACGATTGGCGGCAACGGTGCAGGTTCTGGCTTGACATGTACCACTTCTGGTACAGGTTCTGGCTCTGGTGCAGGTGGCTCCTCAACTTTTACTTTTACGATGTTGCGTTGCGGTGCAGCACGCAGTCGCAAGCGCACCTCTTTGTAGTGCGAGTTCCAATCAACGCTGGTCATTGCAGGTGTCCATCAACGATATATGCAAGACCAAATACGATAATTGAGAAAAGAGTTATGGCAAGCAAATTTATGAGCAGCCGTACAACTCGTGGATCTGGCTCTGTCATGTTTCCGTGTCTCCGTGTTTCTCAGCCCATCGCTGATTTGGTCACCCTATCTGACTAATACGATAGACACAAGTTATAGTATTATTTCCTGTGGATAACTCGAAAAAAGTTGGCCCCCATGCCTGATGGGAGACACGGGGGCCGTCTGCCCTGGGGAGGTCGGGCAGTGCGGAGCAAGCTCAACGCATTGAAATAGTATCAGTTTTTCACTTTGGGAGAAACCGTTTGCCGGTTACATGAGACCACGTCTTGCCGACCTTGATCTGGCTGATCGTCGATTTGTGTATCCCATAGGTCTTAGTGATCTGGCTATACGGTCGCTCATCAAGGAAGATTTTCTTAGCCATCTCAGCGGTGATTTTAGACTGGCCGTTGCCTTCACCCTTGGCAGACCGATTTCGCAAAACGCGATCCATCACGTTATCTGCTGTTGTGCCAGTCTGTAGGTGATACGGATTAACGCAGAGCGGAGTATCGCATCGATGTCGCACAAGAAGCGTTGGCGGTATTGGTCCGTGGAATACCTCATACGAGAAACGATGAGCGCGAATCGATTTCCCGTTGATCGAGAAAGTGCCATACCCATCGGCGGTAGGCACTGTCCCGTTAATCAGCCAGCAGTCATCTCTTTTCCCTACATCGACCTTCGAATAGAAGCGCGCAATGTCGAGTATGTCGTATTTTTGCTTATTCAATTATCGATTTATTTCGCCTGCTAATACGTTCACTGGTCCACCCATGAGACCCGGTACAAGATTTCTCTGTGTTGCATAACGTCCTTGTTCTTGCGCGGTACGCTGAAGAATATCCATTGCTGTATTAACTTCAGACTGACTGCGACCAAAGAAATAAGGCGTTAGAGCTTTATTTGTTCTCTCAAGCGTTTGCTGTGTTAATCCAAGTGAAGCTCTTTCCGCACCACGCTGGAGAGCACCTGCAAGCGCAGAACCAAATTTACCACCGCTTCTTAAGTCGCTTAAAAACCCAGTTGTTGCACCAGTCGTTGCACGGAATGCTTGCTGCTGTTCAGAAAGAGGAGATGTAGCTGAAGGTGTAGCAAGCCGCGTTGTCATCTGCATTTGGTATTCGCGCTCAAGGTTATCAATTAATTGATTCGATAACTTCTCTGCTTCGTCTGCTGTGCGATTTGTAGCGCGCAATGCTGCTTTAATTTGCTCTTTTGCATTACCAGTTAAAAACTTAGCGGCTACATCACGAGAGCCAAGCTGTGCAGTATTAGCCATCTTCTGATTGATCGCATCAAGTACACCGATAAGGAATCCGTCCTTTTCACTATCCGTCATCTTGGCAATTTCTTTTGCTGTTACTTCTGATCTTTCGTTGAATAGAAGTTGTCCCTTTTTCATGGAAGACATGACAGAAGAGGGGCCAGCCCATGCTTCACGAGCCATCTTATATGACGGTGATTGAGCATCCACTGCGTTCAATATGTCGTCCTTAAGTGAAACTGCGCGGCGAGCTTCACTATTAAGTTTACCTGTGATTGAGTCAGTATTTCTTTCGATAATGTCATCAAGGCCACGCTTTAGCATATCAATGTCTTTGACTGTATAATCAAAAACAACAGCTCTTTTACCTTCACGATTTATCCCAACAATATCTGGGAAGTCTAACCCCTCATAACGTGCTGCCTTACGAGCCTCTGCAAATGCCTCATCCGGTGCGCGTGTAATCAAATCATCAAGAGCTTTGTTTCTGATTTGCTCTGGATATGCCTGAGCGTACAACGGAGCAGCATTAGTCCGACGAGCTTTTTCAAGCGCGTCAAACTCTGGGAAAATCTTTTGCTGCGTTCCAAGAGCTTGCTCAAACTCTGTCGTAATACGCGGTCCTTGTTCTCTTGCGCGCTCATAGAGATCTTTTGTCAAAGTTCTACGGTCAGCACCTGGATATGTAATAAGACGCTGCGTTTCTCTTGCAATACCGCTTCCTGGATAAATGTCGGCCAATATTTCAGGCTTCACGCCGCCAGCCTGAGCTGCTGCATAGTCTGTCTTCACCTGTGCAGGTGTAAGATTTTCAGATTCAAGAAGGCTCTGCGCCCAACGTGCGGCTCTTTTTTCAGGCGATGCAAAAAGTGATTTAGCAAACCCAGATGCGGCTGGGACAGCGGCACCGAGAACACCGCCAGTCGCGCCACCAATTAGAGCGCCTTGTGTCGCCCCAAGAATGCGATCACCTGCGCCGCCTTCCGCAGTTCCAAAACCACTGACAGCACCTGTGCCGGCACCAACGCCCATACCATAACCAGCACCGCGAACAATGTTGCCAGCAAGTGTTCCAGTGCGCGCAGCCGTAACCGGTGCAGCAGCTCCGAGGGTCGCTACTGCTGGCGCAAGTGCGCCTGTTAATTCTGCCGCTAATGCAGATTTAGGGTATTGTTCACGAGCCGCGGCAATGCCTGCGCGCTCTTCTGCAAGTGCTTGCTCGTATGATGGTGGTTGCACACCGGTTTCACGCGCTTTAGCGACAGCTGCTGCTCGGCCTCTTGTAGTACCGCCGCCGGTGCTTCTAATATATGCTGCAATCTCGTCGCCAAAGCCCATAAGAAGACCCTGACCAACACCGACGCGACCGATTACATCACGACCAATTTCAGCATCAGTTTGAGGTTCAACTTGTGCGCCAATCTTCCGATTGTACGCTTCAGTCATCACCTTGTTAATTACATCTTTTGATGTGCCAGCAGGGAATTGTACTGTAAGACCTTCTGGACCTTTAACCGTAATTGTCTCAGCCATTTACATACTCCCAGGAGACCAAAATAAAGAATCTCCTTCACCAGAAAGAGACCCGCCGGCAACAGGAGTCGCAGCAGTTACACCAACGCCAGCCATAAGATTTTGTAATTCCGGTGTCATAATACTGCGTGAGTTAAGTTCATACAGTTTTTCGAGAGCCTTTGTCTTTGTAATTTTACCAGTATCATAATCTTTGATTACAGCGCCACGCTCTTGATCAATAGCAAACTTTGCCTTTGCCATTCCAGCAATTAATCTATTTGCTTCTGGTTTATTTGAAAGGCTTGGCAAACTATCCAACATACCTTGATACTCAATGTCAGAGGTTGACCCAGATCCTTCAGCACGCTGTTGTGGTGCAAGTCTTTTTACTACAGACTCAAATGCAGCGCCTGCACTAGTAAATCCCTTAAACCGTTGCGCAAGAGCGCCTTTAATTGGTCCCTGCGGAGCTACATTGATAAGCTGATCAAGAAGTTCGAAGTCTTTTGCGCCTGAAGATGCTTTTGCGGCAGCTGTTCGTGCATCGGTAAAGAACTTTGCTTGTCCCTTATCAATTTCTTCTTCAAATTTGCTTTGCGGAGCGCCAGAAGATGCGCGTGCTTTTTCAATTAAGAATTGAATGAATGACCCAACATATCCGTCACGCACGGCAGCGTTATAGTTTTTCTCATCAGTAGAAAGTTCAACAGGCTTAGGAGCACCCTGCGCAACAACTTTTCCGTCAACGAGAATCTGTTCTCCTTGACCAAGTTTCTCACGAACAGGCTTAAAGTTTTGCGCAAGATCATAGTAATACTGCGCTGTTTTATCTCCAGCAGGAGTGCCCAAAGCGGCAGCTGCGTCACCAGCTGCCATATACTGGTCATAACGACTTGCACCAGTTGGTTTGCCAATCATTGCACCTGCTTCGACAGTGGGACCACCGCCAGCCGCCAAAGCCTGACTTGGACTAATTGTAGCAGTTGTACGGAGCGCACCAGCCGCCCTCGCACGAGCTTCGCGTTCAGGACCAGCCAGTGCATTCGTCTCAGCAACTTTCTGTGCAAGCGATGATATTGACTCTGCCGACAAACCAGTCGGATTGAACCCATACTTTTTCTCAAAGGCCAGCGGGTCAGCCTTTGCCTCTTCTGCCAAAGCTGTGCGTGACGCTCTTGCGGCCATCTGGTCTTGGAACTGCGCCTGCATCAAGCGACGCTGTGCTGCGTTATAGATGTCGGTCTGCATACCGCTTAACTGAGGACCGATCTGACCGAGCAACTGAGCACGCTGCGCACCTGTCATCGGTTGCCCTGCTGCGATCAACAGAGATCCGATATTGCCAAGAGCACCGAGCTGCGCTGAACGCACATCGGCATACGGTACGCCGGTCGATGGGTCGATAGCATTAGGGCTACCGTACACACCGGTGCCTGACATCCAATCGCTGAGAAGACCGTTAGCCATTATGCGCTCCTAAGAGAAAATTCCGCGTATCGTTGGCCCCATCAGAGGTGCTTGAGCCATTTCAATACCATAGTTTTGCGGGAGACGGTTATAGTATTGCTGCCAGAGATATGGGCTGCGAGCCAGATCTGGAGCAGTCAGATTTTGTGCCACTTGTTGCGGAGTTGCGACTACCGGTGCTTGTGCAACAGGTGCCAATGATGCGACATCGCGGCCGCCATATTGCTGACGATATTGCTCCGCTGTGAGGTTGCCGTAAGGCCCATAATCAGCACGAGGAGTGCCACTGAAAAGATTTCCGAAAATACTGCCAGGTGCGATAGCTGAACCGCCATACGCTTCATTTGGACCGCGTACTGCTTTATCACGAGAACCTCCAAACAGGTTGCCGATCCCACCGAGCAACCCACTGATAGCTTCCCCTGCAACGTCACCGAGATCCTTAACGTAATAGTCCACCACCGGACCCTGACCAAAATCAACAATGCGCGACTTCACCTTGCCAACATCGCCACCGGCAAACTGGTCTGCGTATGCCTGCTTTGCATAAGCAGCGCTTTGATCTGGATAGGTCGAAGTCATACCTGCTGCTTCAAGATCAGCGATGCGCTGATTGAGAGCTTGCGGCCCACCAAAAATCTGATCGAGAAAGCCAGCAGGCTTTGCTGCTTCAACTTGCGGTGGAGCGAATGTGCTTTCTCCAGGCTTATACCCATATCGAATGCTTGGAGTTGCTGTGCCAGCAGCCGCAGCGCCAGCAGCAGGAGCACTGGCAAACATCTTGTTCGATGCCCATTGCGCAACATCTGCCGCAGTACGATCACCGCCAAGGATGCTCTGATTTGCCTTGATCGCGTCAGCACCAACGAGATCGCTGATTGGCGTATCAGGAGATGCGCGCAACACATCTGCCGCTGCACCAGAACCGAGGAAGTGTGAGAGATAGAGAGACCCTTCGTTAACCGGCAACCCGCGCGACTCAAGGTAGTCGGCATTCTCGCGTGCGAGATAGGTTGCCATTTCCGTCGAAAGATCTGGGTCAGTCCGTAATGCGAGAACCTCTTGCTTCGTCCGACCCTCTAATAGGTCTGGGCGATAGGTCTCGACCATCTTATTCCAAGTGCCCTTGGTGAACTGGTGTAACCCGGTAGCTGACGAGCGTGGGTTCTTCGCTGTAGCAACACCGCCTGACTCGGCGATTGCCGTGTTGCGCACAAAGTCATTGATCAGCTGATTGCGACGAGCGATCTGAGCAGCCACGACCGCGGGACCGCCACGCGTTGCAGGGCCAGTGGCAGGCTGAGATGCGATATAGGCTTGCTGTGCCGCGGCTTGCGCACGAGCGGCTCCCGCGGCCCTGTTAGCGGCTTCTGTAGCCATGACAGACGCGTCACGTCCACCACCGCCACCACCGCTTAAGAGACCACCTGACGATCCATACCCACCACCGCCACCAACAGAGCCACCGCCACCCGTGCCAAAGCCCGGTGTGTCACCCGCACGCGGATTGCTTACAGTTTCGCGATACCTCTGTGTATCTTCGGCCATTGTGTTGCCTTTACGCGTTGCTCATCATGGGACCGAAACCGAGATTCACAGCCAGCTTGCCGCCGACCTTCTTCACTTGTTCGGGATACTTTTTCGCGATCTCTTGCGCCATCGGGCCAACCACCTTCGGGTAGCTCTTCGGGTCGCCCTTGTACCGATATGCGTACATCGTGAGACCTGATTCCTTGTCCTTGCCGAGCTTCTCGATGTCGGTTTTCATGCGCTCATCTGAGAGAAACGCGGCGAGCGTCCCAAGACCAGCACCATAACCAGCACCAAGGCCAGGAATGAGACCGCCGATCTGAGCACCGAGACCAGCGCCACCGAGCGCCGTGAGGCCGAGATTACCACCACCGCTTGTCGTCGAGGATGTGGTCGTGGAGTAAGGTACCCCGGTCAACCCTGCCTGACGGATACCGAGCTGCGTCAACGGGTAGTTACGCTCTTCCGCATAGCGACGGTAAGCCTCATCGAGAAGCGCCTGTTGCTGTGCCTGTTGCGCTTTGCCTGCTGCTTCGAGAGCACCAGCTTCGCTCGTAAGCGCCTGCTGACCAGCACCGGCAAGAGCGCCGATTTGACCGGCACCGGCAAGACGCAACTGAGCAGCTGCTGCCTGACGCGCTTGGTCCTGTGCCATGAGATCTGCTGCTGTGCGGAAACCTTGCGAGCGGATACCGGCAGACGTTTCACCGGCAATGCGCATAGCTTCTGCGTTGGCGAGTGCTTCTTGCACACCTTGGCGAGACCCACCGAAAGCACCGGCTGCGCGAGCGCTCTGACCGATCTGGTTCTGTGCGAGTTGCCGCTGCCGCTCAATCGCCGCAAGCGCCCCTTGCTCGACTTGGGCTTGGTACGGGTCTTGGTATGTCTGCAACGCTTGCGCGGAGAACTGACCGGGCTGGTACTGGGCGACACCTTGCGCTGATTGCAGAGCAGAGGCATAGGCAGGCTGATACGCGCCAATGTTCTGGCGCAGCATATTGTATGCCGCCTGCTGGTCAGGGGTCATCGCCGCAACTGTCTCGCCAGAGTAAGCCTGATACGGGGTCTTCGCGATGTCTTTCGCCATCTGGACATTCTCTTGGCCGAACTGCTCTACCCAAGCAGGGACAGAGGATGTCTGTGTCGTTGTTGGTCCTGATCCACCGCTCATCTCAATTCTCCACATCGAAGAACATAACAGTTTGAGCCTTGCGCCATCCTGCTTGTTCCATTGGTACTACCAGACCGGGGCGAACATACGCTCGACCCATTGTGCAATTCTGCTCTTTGGCGAACTCGACGAGCTTTGACTTTAGATTCATCACTTCATCGAGAACACCGGCACACCATAAAACCTCTAGGACGCGCTTCTGGGGGAAGTCTACCACTTGGGTGATAGCGAGTGCCCCGTCGTTTAAGAAAGCCTGCATATGACCGTCTTTAAGCGCCTCAACTATGTCTTTTATGCTGTGCGTATAACCGCCTTTCTTCATCCCTGACTCAAGGAGTTTCAGGATTTGCTTTTCATCGAGACCCAAGGGGCACCGCCGTCGTTACGAGATTTCCTGCGTTGTCCACAGTCAACTTATACACCGATCCGTCTGGACTTTGAAGGAGTATGCCTGCGACTGCTTCCTCGGTCGAAACAGCAAAAGTCATAGCTCTTTTGATGGTGTCAAAGATTGTCGCAAACGGCGAAGGGTTATAGGCAGGTGGTGGGTTCGGAATGAAGATATTCATCGCCCACCTCGCGGAACCAGATCTAACCGCGTCTCGCCAATCGACCAAGGAGCATCCTGAGTCGACTCTAGCCTGATGCGCATCTCGCGTCCTGAAACACGGACATCAGTGTATCCGTTAGACCGCGGGTTATAGACTGAAGACAGTGTCTCTGTGCCTTCTGGGGTGTAGGACGTATAAAACTGCAACGCAGTTGAGTCATATCCGTAACCGCTATCTGTCAAAGCCTGTTTGACCATCAAGACATTATTGCCCTGTTGCAGATTAAGAGATCCGCTTTCAACCCAACGCTCACCGACAAGAGATGCGCCATTATTGGTCCATCCGTTCTCGTGATAGAAAAGGTCGTTCGTGTTATCTGCCGCAATCGGGTAAGGGAATACACCTGCACCGCAAGATGCTGTGCGCGTCATTGAACCGATAGACCACCATCCCTCAGCGTAATTGAAAATCACATACTGGTCAGGGACAGATGAACCAACAGACGGATACCAGAACCATGCCTCTGGGAAGAGACCGTTTTCTGCGCCATGCGTATAAAGTTCACCTGCTGTTGGGTCCATGTTATTAACGACATACTCGTTTACATCGCACGGCAATGGCTTCACATACCCACCGTCATAGATCCAGAAATTCTCACGCCCCATCCATATGCAACGACCACCAAATGTTGCAAAAGATCTAGGTGCGAGCAAGCCACATCCAAAACCGATACGCTCAAACCCATAGATGTATGGCAATCCTGTATACCGCATGAGCCATGCTTCATCTTCAGTCCAGATGAGTGTACCTTCACGCACCGGTGCAGCCATGATGATGCGAGACTGCGTATCAAGATCAAAGAAACCGGCAGTATTTGTAGCTGAAGCAAAATCCCATTCGGCGTAGTCTTCCGCGTCAGACCATCCAACACGGCGTGGGTTTCCGTTCATACCGAAAAGAACAGCATGGCGCTCTGGTGTTACAATTACACCGCGATTCTGTGTTGGCGTACCTGGATGAGTTGCAGTGCCCCCAGAAGACGTGGCATTAGTTCCGCTTTGTGCGTAAGTAAAAGTATTGGCTGTTGGCGTTGCAGTTATAGTGAATGTGCCATTGAATGATGTTGTCGTCACACCTGCAATGATAACACTCTGACCAACATTGAATGTGTGATCTAGTGTTGTCGTAACAGTAACTACGTTACTTGTTCTGTTAATTGAAGAGATGTCTGCATAGCCAACAATACCGGCTTCTGCATCATTAGGGTGATAGATGAATAGACGACCGTCAGACGATGCTACTGAAAGCACATCTTCGCCCCAGTTATCCATTGTCCATGTGAATGACGGAACGCTCAACTGGCTTGGTGGACGCGGATATGTCGGATCTGTGTCATCACCGTAAAGCAATGCACCGTAATTGTAAGCGCCATAACCGCCATAAAGACCGCTTTCGGCAGGGACAAAACCTGTTGGAGTTATATCTGTGTAAGTTGATGCTTCACCTGCATAGAGCTTATCTTCGCAGCCGATCATCAACCAGCTGGAGCCATCATTAGCCATGACTGGGAATAGCGCACGCACAGTGCTTGCTAATGGTGATTGCGTAATTCTTTGCCAACCGCCGACAGGCAGCAATTTGTTTGACCGCCACCGGATCAGGTTTGCATCCCAATAGCGTCCCTTAGCCAAAAGCGGGGTTGCCGGTTTGACTACGCCAGGTGGGATGGTGAGCGGGACTAACGGCATCAGGAATCTCCGCGACGCGCAAGGTCGAGTGACGCTATATTTACCTCAGAAACGCGTTTGCTCCAACCCTTACCGAAATGCTCAAAGGTCGGCAGTGCTTGTAGAAAGCGCAATCGCGCGTCGTTATACTCTTCAATGAAATAACGCACACCTTCTTCGTCACAGATGCGCTTAATCGCGGCAAGAGACGCTGGCCCTATTGCTCCATCCTGTGCCACACCGCAGATCTTCTGGGCGATCTTGGCCGCTCGTCCCGTGCCAGAATTGATCGCACAGTCAAACACAGAACTGTCTACGCCAGAAGGCAGCTCATCGCCATTCACAACATCCCAGTATCTCTTCTTGTATAGCGGTGCCACGTCAGCGACAGTGAGTGCGCGTATATCGTCCTTAGTCACCTCGTGACCGACCCACTCTTCCCAAACCTTCTTGGTGCAGCCGAGATTGGTGGCTCCGCCAGGATCGCGTTTGTCGTCAACGTAACCGCCTTCATGTTTCAGTACGGCTGCAAGGCAGTGGTCAAAGTTCTCGCGCATCACTTGCCATCCGTATGGCGATGGGCCGATCCGAAATAGTAGGACAGGACGAGCATCAGCGCGCCATCAAGTGTACCGAGAACGCGTGCGATCAACTCGCGCATCGATGCCTCAATCACATTGTGCAGCATGAACCACTGGACGCATCCCCATGCCACGACAACGATAACCGCCAAGATACGCGGTGTCAGATCATGGGTCATAATTGCGTAGTTTCTGGCGCTATCTCTGTCAGAGGCAGCAATTCTTTCCAGATCTATATCCAGAGATTTCATCTGCACCTTAAAGTCAGCGTCTACCTTTTTCAGTGCCGCTAACTGCTCTGCCGTAGGGTTTGACAGTGCGAGTTTGATCTCATCGTCATTCGCATCAGGATGACCGAAAAGCGCATTAGATAAGGTCTTTACAGCAAGACCGGCTACAGGACCGCCGAGAGCCGTAGCAATCGTCGGCGCGACTGAGCTGACTAATGGGCCAAAAGTTTTGAGTAGATCCATGAGTGTCCCCTATTAGTGCAATTTGATGAGCAACAGAAAACCTGTAATGCCCATAGCTACAACTAGACCCATAACGATGAAGAATAATCCTGCCGCGTCTTTCAGTTCTTCAGCACGCTCTGCGGCAAGGCGTTCCTCTTCGCGGTGCTGACGGTCTGCCTCTTTGCGGATCTCGATCACTTCGCGTTGCACCGCTTCGTAAGCAGGTAAGCCATAGACAGAGATGAAGAGATTCTTGATCTCAGCCTGCATGTGAAAGGCTTTGGATTTCGCTGCATAGCGCTCCATTGCCTCTTTCTCTATATCGGCAGGATTAGAGAATAAGCGCTTCTTTGGCGGTGATGCGGCAAGATGCGTAAGTTGACCTACAGCACTCCACAGAGACCCTAGATCCTGCGCGAGTTCCTGTATTTCTTTACCGGCAGCGATGGCACCCTTCAGCCCATTGTACGCGGCTGTTGCTGTCGCAATGAGCGTTACTGGGTCCATTATCTACCAACAAGTTTGAAGGCCATATCTACAAAGAAGCCAAACACAATGCCTACGAGCGCAAGAATTGCTCCTGCGCCCTTCCATTTGTGCATCATGGCAGAAATGTTTTTCAGTTCTGTTTTTAGCTCAGACATGTCACGATGAAGATTCTCAACATGAGCTTCTAGTCTACCGATTTGTTGGTTCAGATCATCAGACATATCTTACTCCTATTACAATGCTGGAGCTTTAGGGTCACGAGGCCATTGCATAGTTGTAGCCACGGAGACGAACCCGTCAATATCCGTAGCCGCGTTCAGTGCAGTCTTGTGGGTAGCAGCGGCAGACCGAACGGCAGCGCGGTATGTAGCCCAATCAGCGGGGATTTCTGTGCCAGTTTCTTGTTTGCGAACGACCATCCAATCTGATGGGAGGAGCATGGTGTAGGCCATGTTATCGACCTGTTGGCTCCATGACTTCTTGAGATCAGCTAAGTCTTTAGGAAGGCCGAAGTTCCAGTAAAAACGGTCATCATACCGTTCTGGATCAGGAACCTCTGTGATGCCGATAGCTTCTTTCTCAGCAAGCGTTGTAAGCCGCATCCAATTAGCCGGATAAGAAATTCCATTGTAGCTGAACGCTACATCGACTTGAAGTGGTGAACCGTTGAGAAGAAACATGATTACTCCTTATCGAGCTCTGCTGTATTTAAACGGATTTTCACAAAACGCCGCCCATATATAAGTTTGACCTGAAGCATTTAAAAACCCACTTGATCCATAACGCACTTTGAACCCGTTAGACAAAATGTCTAACTGTCCACCTGCGGCTGTGTATTCTGCGTTTGATGAGTTGGCATCAAGTTCCTGATAAGCCGCGTTATATGTATCTCTTGACGTATCAAACATTTCCCAAGCATGTGCTGTAGTGCTTGATTTAATTAAAAGAAAACGCGGTCTAAATCCTGTATAGCAAAATGGGCCGTCACTACTTGCGTTCCCAACATAACTAGAAAACGCACTATAGCCAGAGACAGCGGCGAAGCAGTAGGCGACGTAGGTTTGACCAGAAGCATTTATTTGAGCATCCATTCCGTAAGTTGAAGATGCACTTGTAAGATTCAAATAAATTGCACCCGTAAAAGTATTCAGTTGAATAGTGCTACTCGTTTGAATTGCTTGTGAAATAGATTGATGCCAACAAATCCAGCTTGATGAAGGAGATGAACCCGTCAAACTGCGGCTTTTCATAATAACAAATGCTGGAGTCACACCAAGACCATGGCCTACAGTAGCGCCATTTGTTCCATTCCCACTATAAGTCACAACACTAAACCCAGCCGTAGGATTAGCCGACACGGTAGATGTGATGGTGCCAGAGGTGTTGGTTACGCCTGTGCCGCCATTGGCTTTCCATTGCCAGCCAACAAATGAATCTCCGTTTCTGTTTGTATAGTAAGTTGATGTTCCTGCGCCTAAGCTAAATCCGTTTGAATTTATTGCAGTTACAGATGTTGTATCGGTAGTCTCAGCATTTGTGCTGTTTGATTCTAAATATTTTGTTGTTCCAACAATAGAATTAGTCAAAGCATGAGCAGACGCAGTTGACCTATCTTTAATCCAAATAAAGTCCGGTTGAAAATTAGTTCCAATCGTAGTGTTATTTCCGTTGTTTATTGTCTGACTTGTGCCATTACCAGTCCAAGTCGTAGCCGCCATATACTGTGCGCCATTAGCAATGCTTGGTGCTGGTAAGTTATATGTATTCAGCGCATTGAAGCCAGTTGGCGGGGTGTAAGTGAATGGGCGTTGACCGAAGTTAAATTCAAACCCAGAACCATTATAACTATCATAACATCCAACAATATATGTGCCTGATGGTAATCCGCTATAAGCGGTACCCTGACTGGCATTATTTTTGTAAAACGTTAATGTTCCAGCATCCAAATCTAATGCTACACCAATTATGTCGTTATTAGTATAAGTTGCACCATAAGCACTTGCTGTATTATTGTTGTATTTATTGCCATTATTAACATAGGCATACTCATTTGATGCGTAACCAAAATCATAAATACCTGAAACAGTTTGACTAAATGGCGCTAATGCAACACCCACATTGGCGTATGATGTTCCTGTTTTTGTTACTTCCCAATACCATTTTCCAGAAGAAACGCCGAATGTGGAACTTCCAATAGATGATGCAGATGCGCTTGGGCAAACAACAGTCAAATTACCATTTGATATTGTTGGTGTTGGAGTTGTTGTTCTATAAGCAAGAGGGCTAACAACACAATAATTAGACGAACTTGCACTCACCGTAGGCGAGTCAATCATGCTGTCGTATGTTGTGCCAGCAGTCAGCGAGATGTTGTTAGGTGTCCAGTTGTTACCGTTGCCTGACGAGTCTTGCACAAGAGTAGTCGTGCTAGTTGTATTGCTGAACGGAAGATAGAATCCATTAGTCCCGTATGTGCCAGTGTATTTCTTTGGTTGCCATACGCCGTTAGTGTCGTAGGCACCGAATGAGGATGGCGTAAGTGCTTGACCGTCAATATAATTAAATTCTGCCATATATCCGTCAAGGTAGAAGACACTACCCCAACCGCGTGAACCAATTCTCCAAGGTTCGCTTGGAGCAAATAAATTTAATTGTTGATTTTGAGATGGATATGTAGCCGTTTGAAAATTAGTAACTCGTGCGCCATTAACATATAATCTAATGCGATCAGATGATGTTGCATTTGTTGTGTCATATACAATAACAAGATGATACCAAGCTGACGGATCACGAAATACTTGGCTTGTTCTTATATCAACATAATAAGTGCTACCAGCACTATTAGACGCATCAATGATTTGAATTGAATCTGGTACTGCCCCACCACTTCCTTCAAAGTTTACACCAGAGTTCCAATTTGTGGCAAAGTATAATGGGCCATATGACGAAGTTAAATTGCCTCGTTTTACCCAACAAGAAATTGTATTTGTAGTTCTGCTTGGCGAACCTAAAGTTCTATTCAGATACGCACTAGAAGACGAGCGAAAGCGCAAGCTACGACCTATGGTATAGCCACCTAATGAACCCATCATTAAGTTATTGACTTCGACAGGTAATCCCATTTGTCACCCGATATTGGTCAGAAGTTGAGCCGCAATGCTTGTCGATGAACGGACTGTATAAACCAACACATCCACTGCATTAGCCGTTGTCGTGAGCGTAGGAGCCGTCTGAGACGGGAAGTCCCAATAGGACGAGTAAGCCAGCGTCCGAGAACCTGTGCCGTCCTGAGTGATGAAGATCACACCAGACTGACCAGCCGTCAGGTTTGTCGGATTGCCAAGCGTCCGGTTTCCACCAAGGGTTACCGAGAAGTTGTTACCGACCGACATATCGACTGCAATCGTCGAGGCATCTGTCAGCGCATCAATCGCCATATACGCATTACCAGTAGCCGACATCGTGCCGCTAAAGGTTGCCGTGCCGCTGACAGTCGGACCAGAAATCGTAGGAGATGTGCCGAATACGAGAGCACCAGATCCGGTCTCATCTGTCACGGCAGAGGCAAGATTTGCGCTTGATGGTGTCGCCAAGAACGTCGCGATACCAGTGCCAAGACCGGAAACACCAGTCGAAATCGGCAACCCGGTAGCGTTTGTCAGAGTTACTGAAGACGGCGTTCCAAGAGCCGCAGAACCCGTCACTGTCAGCGTTCCTGCAACTGAAAGGGTTTTACCCGCGCCGACATTCAGACCAACTGACGTGCCATTACCGGCAGCGTTAAAGAGACCATCGACCGTATCAAGGTCGCTGTTAATCTTTGTACCCCAAGTGTCGCGAGACGCGCCTACTTCAGGCTTCGTCAGGTTTAGGTTAGTCGTATATGAATCAGCCATCGGCCCTACTCCTAGTTAGCTGTCCAAGTCTCAGAAGAGACGGTCTGCGGTACCCACGTCGCTGACGGCACAACCTCGCCTGTCCATGACTCAGAGCTAACACTTTGCGCTGACCAATTCTCTACCACATTTTCTTGCGTTTGCCACGTCTCCGGTAATACGGTCTCGTCTTCCCAGAGATAGCGTGCCGTTGCACTCATACTCGTCGTCGATGCACCCGTAGCTACACCAACAAGTGTTGCTTGCGCCTGCGCTGTCGCTGTCGAAGCAGCAACGATGTCTAGCAAACCACGCCATGTAACAGTTGCACCTGCTGTGGAACCAGACTGAGCGACACCCGCAGCCGCTCCTGGCATAACGCGTGTCGGTGTAAATACGCCATCGCTCTCGCTTGTACCGATTGCCTCTGCAAGTTGTACGACATACGGATTTGCCGTTGCGCCAGACTGCGCCGCGATAGCAGCAGACGCACCCCTAATTGCATAAGCGTTCGCAGCAGAGTTGCTCGTCGAAGCACCGGCAGCACTGACTTCTCTGACCCGTTGCGCTGACGCTGTAGCGCTGCTCGTAACAGCTATGTCGCAATACGCGATCTCTGTATCAGCGGCGGCTGCACCTGACGACGAGACAGATATGACTGTAAGCGTCGCGTCGACGATACGCACAACTGCGGCAGTGGCATTGCTTTGCACGGCAATAGCGGCAGTTGCATCTGAGACGCTAACCTGACCGTAAACACCTAAACCGTAGTCGTATAAGCCATAGTCTCGCCCATTGACGAGATCGTCACTATAGACCCCTACGCCATAGTCTGAGAGTCCATAGTCGCGCGACATCTATTAGTCCAACGTGATGGTCAAAGCGCCCGTGTTGAAGCGAAGAACGTCGCCAGTGTCGATAGCCTTGGATGTCGTAAGATCAGCAAAAGCTAATAGGTTGCCGCTTGAAGACGCATCAAAGATACCTGCCGCGACAATCGTTCCCCATGAACCGCCAGCTGTAGGGAATTCGATTGCGGAACTGTTAGAGGCCGTTGTCGGAGCTGTGCCTGTAACCGTAAAGGTTGCTGCTTGGCGAGCATATCCAGTGCCAGAGCACTCAGTGCCACCGCCTGCTTCACCTGGAGCAACTGTGTAAAGCGCAACGTACCACGCTGTCGGACGCGTTGCAGAGTTGCTCGTAAAAACCCAGTTCAGGACGAGGTTTTCAGTAAAATTGGTAAAACCGGCCATTTGTAACTCCTTATCCGTAAGTTTTGCGCGTGCGAGCGACTAGGGGACCACCACTATGCACCGCCTTATCGCTTTCCAAGGCCAGTGACTCAAGACGCGAATTATACATGTTCGCGAACATCCCGACACGCTGATCATCTAACAGATATGGTGAAGCGTGAACGAGTGAACCGTAGAGATACAGATCTGGCGCTTTTACCAAAAGCCAGTTTGAGGTGTTTTGATTGCTCAGAGAAGTGATCTTACCGTAATAGATCATCTCAATGTCGATATTCGATTCCGGTGCTGGGACAATCTCAAGCGCATCGTCCATGATCGAGTAGAAGGACGGCTGAGTGATGATCTGCTGCTTGTTGATCCGGTCAGCCTCATCAAGAGTCACATAACGCAGTGGCTGTGCCCCATCGACGATATGGATGTTGATCGCCTCAAGCCAGTCACCGGGTAGCTGAACATATTCTTGGTTACTCGTAGCCTGAGCACGCACAACCATCTTCTGGTGGCGTAAACGGCTGTTAACATCAGCTTCGACAAACTGGATGAATGTCGGGATGATCGCGGTCAGGTCATCGCGGTTCAGCCATGACGCAATTTCGGACTGGAGTGTGGCGTAACTCGTAATTGTCATCGTCAACTCGTGTAATGGTGCGTCCGGTATGGTCGCGCTTCTTCGGTATTAAGCCAGCGTTTCAATGCAGTCTTGTCGTGAAGAATACCACGCTCCTTAAGCTGCAACAAAACAAGCATAGGAAGACGAGCCACTCTAACCATATCTCCAGATCTGGTCGTCCGTGAAACACCGTTCATTTCTTCCTGATTGAATTTTGCCACGTCTGAAATGTCAGTCGTATCAATGAAATGCATCGTGCCATCATGCTCGACCTTCATCTTGGTGAGAGTTCCCGTGAACCCGTCATAACCAAGTGTAAATTCGCCAGGTGCGTAGTCTTTATCGCTCATGGTGCTCCCCAAGAGAAAAGAGGGGCGGCGTACCGCCCCTCTCTATTATCAGGCAGATGTCGTGAGGTTTGCGATTGCAGCATGGGCCTTCTCAGCCTTCATGCGCAAGCCGTACTCAACGACGAGTTCCTTCTTCATCGAGTCGCCAGTTGCAGCGATGTCGATTGTTTCGAAGGGACGGAGATACGCAACAGATGCGTATTCTGGATCGAGGACGAGTGCGAAACGCTCATCGGCAAACCGATTTGGCACCATCGACACCTCACCGAAGTCGGATAAATAGACATCAGCGGTGGCAATAATGCCAGCAGGCTGCACCTGATTGTAAGTGATGCGCTGTTGAGCAATACCAGAGAAGCCTGATGCGACGGTCTTGTTGTAAGGACCGGTCATGAGGATCTTCGCTTCGCCGCCCTGCGACCAGACGTTCTGGATCGCTGTCTTGAGCATCGTTTCAGTGAATGCAACGTCTGTCGCGGTCGAGAGGTTCGTCCAAGCAGCGTTCGGGTAGCCGTTCGGTGAAGACGAAAGCGTCGGAGCGGTTGCGCCGTTCGCAACAGAGTTCGTGATCAACCAAGCAGGAACACCAGCGGTGTAACGAGCCGTTGAGCTGTTGCCAGCTGAAGCAGCTTGGTTCGACAGGAGGATCTTTTCCATGTCGCGCTTGAGTTCCTTCGCAGCCTTGGCTTGGTTGTAAGCCAAGAGCGTACGCATACCGGCCATGTTAACAGCCTGCGCCGTGCCAGAAACTGCAACGACCTTGCCGCTGATCTGCGTGTAGTTCGCAACGCGGTTCGTGTCGGTGAAGTCCGTGTTACCGGCATCTGCGCCTTCGACAAGAGCATTAGAACCGTTCGCTGCTGCGAGAGAATCGGTCTGCCATTCGAAGTAGGTATTGTCTGCCGTGTCGCGGCCTACGTTCGACATGAACGGGGTCGAGGTCGGGCTGATGTCATAGATGATATTCGAGAGGTCTTCGCGCTGTTCGTTAACAGCAAGATAGGTTTTTACGTTAGCTACGGAAGTCATTATCTTCTCCTGCTTTCCATTAGGCCAAAGAGTCTAGCAGCGTCATCGACGCTACCGGTTTTACTGAGACGCATTTTCGCGCGGGTAACTTCGGTCTGTTGTTTCGGAGCAGATGCAGGCGTACCAGAACGTAACGGCTTTGGACCTTCCTTCTTATCAGGCTGTGGTCTCTTAGCTATTAGTTCGTCGTACTTTCTCGCCTTCTCAAGAACAAGAATTGCTCGTGGATCATAGGCTTGTGCGAGTTCGTCTTCGGAGTAGCCAACCTTCTGACCGTATTCCTTCAGACGAGAACGCGCCTCGTTCCACTTGTTCGGATCATTCCATTCTGGAACCTGCTTCACCAAATACTGGCGACCTTGATCCACAATGGTCTTCAACCGATCTTGCTCTTCCTTCTGCTGCAAATAGCTGAGACGTTCCTTTTCGGCTTGCGTCGCAGCTAGGCGTGCTTGGTAATCACGCCACTGTTTTTCGACCAGAGGAAAGTTGAGCGGGTCTTCCTTATGCAACCGTTCCCAATCTGGCTCTTGCGGCATCATCTCTTTGAGCTGTGCATCAAGCGCGTTAATCAGGGTCGCGTATTGCTGGCGTTCCGTTCTAACTGCCTCAAATTCTTGCTCGAATGACGCTTTCTCCTGACGGAGTTCGTTCATCCTGCGCGAATAATCGGACTGCCGTTGATAGCCTTCGAGAGCCTCTTTAAGCGGAATCTCCTGCGTCTTGCCGTCGATCTTGACGGTTACGAGGGTTTCCGGTGAGAGATTCTCAACCGCACTACCTTCTTCGTCCACGACATCTGCGGTCTCCTCAGTGCCGTCAGTATCCTTAACGGATAGACCATCTTCTTGCACTGGGGTCTCTTCGACCTCATCTGCCGTCGCCTCGGCCTCTAATGCCTCGGCAGGAGCTGGCTCCGGTTGCGTGTTGGGCTTCGGCTCATCGCCTCCCAGTAACGCCGCCATACGAGTTGCAGCTTCTGAAACGCCGATTTCGCGGGTCTGCGACTGCTCGGCTGAATTGCTCATGTAAATACTCCTAAATTATCGCCCCTTCAAGCGGCGGTTAAACGCGACTACATCTGGGGTACCGGCTAGCGCCTCAATCTGCCCCTGTAGATCTGCGATGGCGCGCACCATCATATACGCGTCATTCCTAATGTCTGCGTCTTGCGGGGGTGAGGTCATCCAGACCTTGGTGTACTTATCCCGCAACGCATCAAAGAGTGCCTTATTCGCAACACTGTTCTTCAGTGCCTGTGCTGCGCGGAAGAGATCCTGATCGTCCATTACATCATCCCTGGCATCATGGGTTGCATTTGCTGTGGCATCTGCGTCTGCATCATGGCCTGCTCACGCTGTGACTGGATTGAGAACATGGCCTCGATCTCTGCGCGTTGCCGGTTCACCTCTGCGTTGATGCTCGCCACATCGACCTGTGCGCCATACTTCGCCTGGATCTCGGCGGCACGGAGCATCACATCGGCAATTAGCTGATCGCGCTTTAGATCCGCGTCTGCTTGCGCCTTCTTGGTTTCGAGTTCCTGCTTCGCGGCAGCGATGAGAATGTCGGCGCGGGTCTTCTCTGCCTCGACCTGCGCAAGCATCTCGGCGGGGTCTGCCTTCTGCTTCGGCTGCATCGCTTGCATGTATTGCTGAATCTGCTCTGGCGTTGGCTCTGAGTAGAACTGCGCCGGGTTCTGGAAGCCAGCCAACTGGGTGATCTGGTTCAGCGTCGAGACATACTGTTGGATCGAGACCATCGGGTTGTTCGGTCCATACTGCTGAAGGATCTGCTCCTGCTTCGCGGCGATTTGCTGCAAGAACATCATCCGTTGCTCATCTGAGCCACGGCCTAAAGCAATGTTGACCACCATATCCATATCAGCTGTCCAGCCGCGCGGATCGATGGGGACGAACTTGTTGCGAAGACGAATAATCTTCGGCTTATCCTGATGCTGCACAACGAGATGCAGTAAACCCTTAAAGCAACGCTTCAAGCCATCACCAAAGAGACGCGCGATCATCTCGATGCGCTCTTGCGATGAGGACAACTGCGCCTGTACTGCGGCGCGTGTCGTGGATTGGAGTGCCTCTGCATCCAAGCCCTGCGAAGCGCGCGAGATACCCGTGCGCTGCGTCTTGATCTCATCGAGATAGCCCATGACACCAAGCGCCGGTTGACCGACAAACGGTGTTGCAAACGGGACAATCGCACCCGGTGACCGCATACGGATCAGCGCGCCTGTCTCGTTGTTCATCAGATCGTCTACGTTGACCTGACCTTCAACAAACCCCGTGCGCGGATGGATCGACTGAGCCAACGAGTCAAGCGTGTTACGCATGATGTTAGACTTTATCAGTTGCAGGTCCATCGTCTGATCAGCAATCGACTTACCGAAAATCGTGTGCGGTGTCGGATCTGGCGACAGCGTCGCGAACGGGATTTCTGTAACTATTTCTTGGTGGACGATGTAACCACCATTGCCGACTGTGCAGACTTTATGCAGTTCGGCGATACCGTCGCCATCTTTGTCGATGCGGATATAGGCTTCAACGTAGTAGACTTTATCTGTGCTTTCGTCGTTTCCATTTGCCACCCCAAAGAACGACTGGTCAGCAGGATTACGGACCAGAGTTTCCATATTCAATTCAAAACCACCAGAACCGGCATTCATCTCAACGATGTCTTTGTCGTAGCCCATCGCCACCAACTCAGACACTGTTGCGAGCTTACGCCGACCGGCGATCAAAGCGTCATCGATGCTCGTTGCCTGATTGTCGATCAAGAATTGCTCGACCGGAATACATTCAACGATATAGCGAGGCTCGCGGATTACGCGCTTCACGCGCATCGAGAAGACACGCGGTGTCATGTTCATGTCTGGCGACATCGTCACGACATTCGTTTGCGCTGTGAAGATTTGCTCTTCCTGCAACTCAAGAACAGTCACTTGCGGGTCTTGCGCAATCAGTGCTGCTTCTTCTTGAGAGAGACCGGAATACGAATACTCTTCGACAGTCTCTTTGTCCTGCTTATACCAAGTAAGCACACCCTCTTTCAGGATGAGCGCATCTTTCATCGCGTCATGGAGAATGCGGAAGCCTGGGTTCTCCTGCATGAAGATATAGTTGATGAAGTCGGTCATCTGTTCAGCAACTTCGACATCTTCAGCGGTCTTTGGAACGAACTCTAGGATCTTGTCGCCACCCGTAAAGATACGGAGCAACGATGGAAGCATTGCCAAAACTGTATCGCGCACCTCTGTCATAACGACCTGAGAGCGTCCCTGCTCCTCGTCACCAAACGAGTTGCCCAGATAGTAGGACATCGCGTTCTCGCGCTCTGGCGCGATATAGGTATCGATATAAACTGCTGCGTCTTCAATCGCCTGACGAACGCGAGAGCGGAACTCTTCCTCGTCCATCGGCTCGTCATTGATGCCTGGTGTCAGGATGCCCGTTTCGTCGTCATAAGCACGCGGTGCTGAGACGGATACCGGAATGTTGTCGGGGTCATATCCTGAAATCGCCATATCTTAGACCTTTCTAACGCGCCACCACTTCCAGCCGCTCTCTGAGCCTACCTCGTGCTTGGGCAGTAATTCTTTCACAGCCTTAGATACACCATCGAACGGGTAATCGTCACCTCCCATGACTCCACCCCGTTTCAGCTTCGGCATCCATGCTTCGATGTCGGCCTTCACTTCCTCGTACTCGTGACCGGCATCGATCCACACAAAATCGACAGATCCATCCTCAAACTTAGATGCGGCACCGGCACTGTCAGACCGAATGGGGGTCATCTTTAACCCTTCGATCTTCTTCATGTTCGCTTTGAAGATTGAGTACACCGACTTCAGCTCCGGGTCATCTTTGTGGACTTGGTCAGATCCCTTCCAGTGATCGACGCAGTATAACTGTATGTCTTTGCCAGAGTTGACGATTTCGACACCCAAAAACGCAGACGATCTGCCTTTCCAGCAGCCGATCTCCACGAAGACTGCACCGCTTTTTGGTGCCGCTAGCACCGCATCGCGATACGGTCTTGTGAAGTTGAACCAGCCTTGGATGTCATCAAAAAAGTGGTTCATTTTGACTTCTTTGTCATACCCGCTTCTGAGAGTGCAATCGCGATGGCTTGCTTGCGGCTCTTTGCCAGCGGTGCCTTCTTCGGGCCTTTCGGATTAACGCCTGCGTGAAGTTTGCCGCGTTTATATTCGCCCATCACTTTAGCTATTTTAGCTGAACCCTTACCCTTCATCGCAGATACTCCTTAAAGATCAACGTGTTCGTGCATGAACTCAAGCACACCTATATGTCTTACCTGTTTGCTGAGATCATGGTCAATGTAGACCTTGAACCCTGCCTTCTGTGCCTCGCGGCAGAAGTACATGTCCTCACCGATAAACGCCTTCCAATCAGGCGAATACCCGATCTGAAACCACGGCATCGGCATGGCGCGGAACACGTCGGCTTTCACCAACATGCACCCCATCCCTACAGCGTCAACTTCCTCTAACCCTGTAGATTCAACACCAGATGTTACATATTCGAGCTTCTGGAAATTCTTGAACGCCACAGTTTTGACCGGAAGTCGCCGTGTTGCGTAATTCGCTGCCACAATGTGCTTATCGTGCTTCAGTAGTTGACGCACAGCATTAGCTGGGAAGCGCATGTCACTGTCAAGAAACAACAAATAGTCTGCGCCACCCTCTAATGCCATGCGCGCCAACTTCATCCGTTGGTCGGCAATCAGAGTGCCGCTTACCATAAGTATATCCAATTTCGTCCATTCTGGCGCAGCGTAGGTTTGAGCTGACAGGACTGCCAGATCTTTGGCAAAACCGGCGTAGACCTCATCTCTAGCCGGTATACAGATCGCTAAGTTCATCCGATCAACTTACCCTCAAGCAAACCTGCCCCTTCAGCCATAGGACCGTACTCGTCCTCTGACTCGGCTTCAGACATATCTTCTTCTTTGTCGGATGACGCAGACTCGTCTTCAGATTCGCTCTCTGTCTTATCCGTAATAGGACCACCAACAATCCAAGCGTCACATGTGCGCGCAGCGGCGCACTTGAAGTCAAAGATTTCGCAGAAGCCAAGATCGCCTGCATCGACAACATCCATCGCATCTTGCTGGCTTCCCTCTTTACCGGCCAACCCGTCTTCGATGCACTTCATCATCGTGGTGGTCTGAACAAATGCCGCGCAATTACCGCAACGCTGCGTCTTCGCCTCATCCGGTGATACGTCCCACATCTTGGCTTTCTGCGCCCAGTAGCGGTCGTTCGGCTGATTCGGGTCCATTGGACCGTAATGCGCTTTATCAATCGCTTTGCCGCGATTCTGTAAGTTCACTGTGATGTCGCGCGTGGCGACCGGACATGCTTCAACCATTTTTCTTCGCCTTTCGCGCTGCACGCATATTGTCTACCAAATTCGGATAAGGCCGACCTGCCGCTTTCGCCATAGCCTTAGCGGAAGCCTTTTGCTTCGGCGAGAGCTTCTTATCTTTCTTCGTCGGGTCTTTCGTTTCCCAAACCTTCTTCATGTCACTTCCCCTTGTTCCGTGCAGAAATCGCTTTTGCCTTCGCTTTCGCGTCAGCCTTCGACGATGCACCCCATGCCTTCAACGACAACAGTAACCGCGTCGGTTTGCCTTTCTCGTCGCGCTCTGGTCCTGGCATCCCTGCCATGCGAGCGAGGAACGATGCACGGCGAGGATTATCGCCTGATTTCACCGGCGGCTTCAGGTTCATCCCTTGAGCCTTTGCTGAAGCGCGACCCTTCGCGTTCAACCCACCCGCGGGGTTCTTCCCCTCTTTACGCTGCCATGCTGGACTTTTCGCCATCACACAATACCTTTAATCGCACGCTTAATAGGTCTTCCTTTTACCCAAGGTGTCGCTCTTCCGCCAACCAGCGCCGCATTACCGGCAAAGGTCAAACATAAAGAGTCGGCCAAGTCAGGCGACCGCATACCGCGTTTCTTCATCGAGTCCTTCGACTCTACCACAATCTTGCCAGAAGACGTAAAACCATAACGCGGGGCCACAAGCTCATGCCGCAACGCCGACTCAGCTGGGATCTTCACGGTACGGGTTGCAAGCCAATCCTTGACCGCAAGCCACAGCTCATCCCGCAACTTGTTCGCGTTCGGGTTCATGGCTGACGCTTCAGCGACGTTCACATCCCTGACATTGTACCCCATCTCGCGCAGCCGATCCGCAACCCCAGACCCAAGGCCAATAGTATCAACGCAGATCTCAACAGGGTTATCCGTGCGCGCCTCGTTCACCACGGCCCCGACGAGCTGCATCAGATCGAGACCACCCCATGACTTTACCTCCATCACGACATTGCCCTTACGCTTACACAATGCCGATCTGTCTGTCCCAAACCGCGCAACGTCCAACCCGTACACCATGCCGTCTGACACATCAGCTGTGACATCACGCGACATGGCTGCATCGACCAACTCAGCCGCGATCAGCGTATCATTATCGGCAACGGCAAACTCACCAAGAACGCGTATCCGATACGCATTCGACCCCTCGCCATAGGTCGCCTTGATCTGCTCAACGAAGTCGCGCGACACCAATGGAATATCGAGACAGGACACATGCATCGTGTCCCAGTCAGAGGCCAGCTCATGGTGTGTCCGGTAAAACAAGCCGCTGTTACGCGTCGGGTTACCGATCAAGATCGTACACGCGCTGTGACCAGACATCGACCCTGCTGCTGCCTCGAACACAGCTTCAGGCACAGCTGATGCCTCGTCCACAATCAGCAACACATTCTCCGAGTGAATACCGGCAAGTGCTTCCGGTCGCTCTGAGGACGAGGTGCGAGCTGATGCGAAGCTCGACTCCGGTGCAGCCTTCAACGAGATACGATCACTCAGCACATCGAATGAGTCGCGCAGCACTGGCGGCAACTTGTTCACCTGCGCCTTCAACTCAGAGAAGAGCGCATCGAACAGCTGCCCCGCAGTCGGCGCGGTCATTACGCATTTCTGTGGGAACCGCGTACACATAACCCAGACAATGGCCCACGAGCACACAGTGGACTTACCAACACCATGACCCGCACGCACAGAGATGCGCCGCTTACCGGCAGCGATCTTCCGCAAGAGTTCTTCCTGCCACGGCAATGGCTTCTCGCCCAAGACATTTCGGACAAATTTGACCGGATCACCGCGATACAGCGCGATGAAATCGTCAAACTCTTTCCCGTCTGCCTTTGCCTGCTTCGCCATCATTATTTCTCCAACGGTATCGCTGGAACTCCTGACTGTGTTTTGCGTTGAGTATTTCTAATTGGCATTACCTTCATGGATGGAGGAATAGGCATAGGTGCACCAAGCGTGTAATTGAATTGAGGATATGTCATCACTCACCCTTACGCAGCAACGCATCTGCGCGCATCGCCAAATCATCCAACGCGGCATAGGTATACCCTAGAGCCATGTTAAAAGCATTACTCTCACCGGACGAGTCCATCATCGTCGCGATCTCTTCACGCTTCCTCAGTTGATCGATCAAGTTAAAGTAAGAGTGTACGAACAACTGCAACAATATCTCAGCTTCGCTTCTCATTGACCGGCGCTCCCCATTTCTGTTTGCCCATCTCCCATCCCTCTGCCCATGCCTTGTGCCGGTCAGTCCCAACCTCAAACGGGTTATGGTCAAACGGACATCCATTACGGAAAGACAGCATCGCATCTCCGCGCACAGTATCGAGACTGCGCACGAGCTTCTCCCATTCGTGATTCGGTTTCAGATTCGTCCAACCCATCTCTTTTGCTCCCTCTGTGACATTGCGCCACAAACCATACTCTCATACCCGCCGCACGGGTAATTGCCGCCTTCAGTAAATCTCAACTTGCACGCAGGACACCGTAAATACAGTTTACCGTTGCACAGATAATCCCATCCAGAATCAATGCTGTTGAAATACTCTTCGCGCTTCTTATCGCGCATCTTCACCCTGACAATCTTAATTGCAAAGCTCATCTCTCTCCCTTCAAAGCACTCGCTGCCAACTGTATCGCGTCAGCAATACGAGCCAACCAGCTATCCACATCAAGCAACCTGTCAGAGATCTTGTGTAAAGCATCACGATACACCAGCACCTCTGCCTCTAACTGCTTCACTCTTTCAGCAGCGCTATGATCGATCTCCATCACTTCTGCCTCATCAGTTTTTTCGTAAACCCCAACAGCAACTCATGATGCGCACCACCATGCCACCACTTCTGCATGTACGGCTTATCGTACCACTTTTGCTGCGACTCAGGATGGCACCCAATGAGGCCCACCCTGCCTTGGATAATTGCCATAGGAAGGCTATTCGCGTAACGAGCAACCAACTGGCAACGACCATTCCCGACAAAAGTGCATCCGTCGTAGAAAAACATTTTCTCTTCACGATTACCCCACGTCACTTTAGCCACTGTGGGATATGATCGCTTAATGTCGGCAGCAGGGCTTTTGATATACTGGACAGGCTCAAGGCCACTAAGAAGATCAAAATAATTTCGCCCAGCCCAATATGCTCCGAGACAGATACCCAAATACTTGCCACCACGAGATATGAAATCAGCAATCTCATTCGTCTCTCTCCGCTTGAAGCAGTCAAAGAATCTGTAATACGCATCTCCAATACCGCCAGGGAAAGCGACAATATCCGTATCTATTAGAGGATCATGGGCAAGATCAGTCTCATCGAATATCTTAATCGCAAAGTCACCAGACAACGCCTCAATCATACCGTCAACGCAATCCTGCGAAGCAACTGGGTGATGCCTGAAGATTGAGATTACTGGTTTCATTGTTAGTCAACGTGCGTCCAAATTTCTTTTCTCTTTATGTATGATATTAAAGATTTACCAACGCCGTAAGCATCAGCAATGTCTCTTTGCCTACGGGTGTCCTTTCGTATTTCCTTAACCTGATCTTCTGTAAGTTTTGTTTTAGCGCATCTTGCACCTTTGGCCTGACGGTTCTTCGCAACCATATCTGTCATGTTCTCTTTATGACTGCCAAAGAATAGATGATCACGATTTACACATGAACGGTTGTCGCATTTATGCAAAACAAGCATCCCTTCTGGAATTGGCTCGCAAATCCATCTATGAGCTGAAATCATTTTCAATGTTCCATCCCCAACTCTAAACTGTCCATAACCATCGCGAAACTTTGCTCCGGTCCATTCATGGCATCCGGTTACATCGTTAATTTTAACTTTGCTAAAAAAGCGTTCACGTGTTGTCTTCATCACTGCTCCTTCGTCACTTCTTGCACAATGCGGATTAGCTTCGCGTTCTCGCGGCGCAAGTCCATCACAACATCGAGAGAGTTATCCCGCTGCGTCTCAGCATCGCTTAACCGTTTACGCAGATCTATAATGTGCGCCATCGTCTCGTCATCGCAATGCCGTGAAGCCGCCATCTTACGCTTCGAGTCAAAGCCGACCATCATCCCATCTCCCTAAATCTTTTCCTCGCAAAATAACCCGCACTCAAAATCCATGTTCTTCATCGGTCTGCCTAAAGCCCCATCTGGCAGCTCATCCAAGAACATCCGCTTACCCTTGTGCCGAACTAGCTTCGCTCCAATGCGACGCGATTGCTCTGCACGATCTCTAAACACATCTGGATGCACAGACTTAACATGGCTCCAATACGTTGCGGATGTCGCCTTAACACAGCCAATGCAATTCGCATTCGGATACCCAAGACTATAAATCCGTGGCAACTCAATCCCTGCCTTACGCAAATAGTCGTAGCACATGTCCTTCGTTACGCGCTCATCTATAAGCACAGGAATAACATTATCCCTCTCAGTTAAAACAAACCTTTCATGCCGCCTGACCTCGTCAAAGGTAAAACCAAGAACGTGCCAGTCAACGTGATTCTGCCTCTCCCATTCCTGACGCGCTTTTTTCTTCAGCTCCAAGGTACACGGCGCACCAGCATTACCGCTCATAAATTTCCGGTCATTCCAAACCTCAACAGCAGAACATGACGGATATTTCTTTGACCTGACTATGCCAATCTCAACGCCCAACCATTTCTCCACATCAGAAAGGAAGCGCCGATTATCCTCATCTTCCTCGGCAACCGGGCTATTCAGAACAGATACGCTACACCGATCTCCGTACTTCTGTAGGGTTAATTTGGCAGCGACAGCACTGGCAGCGCCACAGGAAAACCAAACAGCAATCTTATCACCATCAGAGATCATCCCATCTCCCCTATCAAACGGTAAACGCTGCTCTTCGAGATCTGCAACTGTGACGCGATCTCCAAGGGCTTAACTCCACCAGCCAATAGCGTCACGATCTCGTCTTTCCGCACAGCAGCAGTCGGCTTCCTGCCCCGGTATTTCCCGTCTCGCTTCGCCTTCTGGATACCCTCACGCTGACGCTCAAGCATGATCTCACGCTCAAACTGCGCCACAGAACCAATCACATTCAGCATCAGCTTGCCTGTCGGTGTGTGAGTATCAAGATTCATGGCGAGGATACGCAGGCTCGCGCCACGCTTCTCGATCTCAGCGACAATCGTCACGAGATCCGCAACACTACGAGCAAGCCGGTCCAACTTGGTCACGACAAGCACATCGCCATCACGCAAGTACTGGATGGCCTCGTCGAGCTTGTCACGACGCGCCACAGATGACACTTGCTCGTCAAAGATGCGCTCGCACCCTGCCTCGGCAAGGTCACGCTTCTGCGCATCGAGGCCCGCGTGTTGGTCATTGGTGGAAGTTCTGGCATACCCTATAAGCATAGCTGCATCTCCGTGTTGCGGTACTGGATTTTCGGGGGCGGGTTGGCAGCAGCAGGCGCACCCCCCAGGGGGGTGGAGACGGGGGGGGGTCTTGCGGTTTCACGGTCGCCCGATCCGCCTTTCCGCGCCGCGTAGCAGCGTCGCGCGTCCCTATCCCGTCAATCGTTGCGCTTGTTACATGAAACCGAATCCCTTTCCATTTGTCGTTAAAGACTTTGTAAGACTGATTTCCAAAAACGTCAATACGATTTATGTGAGACTGTTTTCTGCCTGTGGATAATTTCCCAATGGACCAAGCCCTATTAGGAAACGCTAACAATCTCGCCCTCGATGATATCGCTTGCTGGCAATGCCTTAGCTGAATCGTTCAACCGTTTGAGCGCATCGAGATGTAGTTGGTGCGTATGTGTCACTGAAACGTCCATGCTTTGCCGGTCACCGTAAAGTTTTGGCAGCAACCGCGACGCTGTCCACTTCAACCCATCGAGCGCAACGCGGGCAACGTCCGGCGGAACCTCTCCCGATACAACTCTTTTGGTCAGGTCTGAAATTTCGTCAGCGTGAGCCATTGCCCTCGCTTCAATCGCGCGGGCGTATTTCCTAGAAAAGCTCTCTTTCTCCCCTAGCCACTTCCAAATGGTGAAGTCTGACGGCATGTCTTGATCTTTGGAAACACTATTTACAGAGCGGCCCGCAGCAATCCTTCGGCAGATTTCGTCCTCGATTCCTTCTGACCAAATCGTTGGCCTACCCGTCTTTTTTGTCTCTTTTGCCATATTCCCCCGCAATTTGAACGCGTTTCCAAAATCTTTACCACCCTACCTTAAAAAGACAAAATCCGCTTGACTATTCCTTATATATATTCTTATAAGGGTGCACCCTATAGGGAAATCTGAAACACGGAAACAAGGAATACGGAAATGCTTTTACTCATTATCGCAGCCAATGTTATCGCACTCGCATTCGGCGGCGCAGCCTTAATCTATTCCGCCCTTAGCACCCGCAAGACTGCGAAACTTTGGGCGAAATATCATCCCGGCGCAGAATTTTCCCCGATTTGGACGGGCGAGAACGGCAAGCGGTATCGGATGCACATTCCGACGCAGCGAATCATTGACGCGCAATAATCATTTGATTGAAACACGGAAACACGGAAAAACGGAAATGCAAAATCGGATTTTTTCTTCTGACAATCCAAAGGCAATCAAGGCAAAAGAATTCGGATGGATTAACGCGATTCATTATATGGCACCCGCGCGGCTGGCGGGTGTCGGTAATCTTTGCGGTGACGCGTCAAAGGGATGCATCAATCTTTGCCTTGGTCAGCATTCAGGCGCAGCCGTATACTATCCTTCTGTTATACAATCGAGAATTGAAAAAGCGCGCCGGTTTATGAAAGACCGCGCAGCATATTTTAAAGACATGATCCGCGCAATCAAAGCGGAAATTCGCAAAGCGCAGCGCGCGGGCGTCAAATTATGCGTAAGACCGAACGGCTCAACCGACCTTGCCTTTGAGGCAATCAAAGACGGGGAAGGGAAAACCCTAATCGAGCGCTTCCCCGAAATTCAATTTACAGATTATACAAAATCAGTGAAGCGCGCGCTTGCGCATGCGGCCGGTAAATTTCCCCGCAACTATTGCCTGACCTTTTCACATTCTGAAACAAATCTTTCAGATTGCCTTAAGGTATTGGCAGCCGGAGGCAATGTAGCAGTAGTTTTCCGCAATAAACCTGAATCGTGGCATGGATTCCCTGTTATTGACGGCGATACGCATGATTTAAGACATTTAGACCCGCGCGGTGTAGTTGTTGCGCTATCGCCTAAGGGCAATCGAGCTAAAAAAGACAAATCTGGGTTTGTGCTATGATCCGCGCAATTTTGGAGGATATTTTTGAATTGGCAGCACTTGCGCTGTTTCTATTGGCAATTTTTGTTTTCGCAATCGGAGTAAATTGAAATGTCAAAAGCGAAACGCGGTGACGCTATTGTTGTTTTTGTAGACCTGAAACAAGGCGGGTGGCGAATTGCTAAGGCTGCCAAAACTGAAAAAGGGATAGTCAAGCACTATCGGCTGCCAGGCGATCCGCAACTGTATGAGACAAGACCGGGCGCAATGCGGGTTTTCACAATCGCTGACACTATCAGGCAGAGCGCAGCGCGCAGACTTTTTGACGCTGGTAATCCGGTGATTCGCGACACTCACAAGGAAATGTGTGATCTGATTATCGCAGCCTGACACTCTTGTCTCCCGCGTCGCAAGGCGCGGGTTTCACGATTGCCAGTCGGTTAATCGAAACAGAATAACGGGAGACTTTTATGATTTACATTGAAACTGATATCCACGGGCGCGGCGTGCGACACGTTCACGCTTATGATTCGCGCGACGATTTTTCGCGCATGGCTAAGCAATGGCTGGACCGGTCGGACCGCTATTTCCAAATCAAGGCGTGCTCAACGGTTAACGATATCTGCGACGCGCTTTTCGATAGCGGCCCCGGATTTGGTGCACGCTCACATAGACGTGTCTCGAGAAGAGAGGCGCTTCGGCTGAAGCGCGATGGGGTAAATTCGCACGGATTCTGAGTGCCTGATTCACGGAAAAACGGGAGCACGAAACACCATGAAATTGAAACGCGATACGGACCACGTTTTCACCATAAGCGCGATCACTAATCTTCTAGGGTCTAGCGTCTCTTACGCCGACTCTACTGAGATCGCGTGGCAAGCAAGGAAGGGCGATTATGCGGTTGCCTATTGTCCCGACACTAAAACGGTGAAAGTTAACTCTTGGAGATTGAGCGAGCTGAAATTTTTCGCCGTGGTCGGGTATTGCAATTTGCACAAGATTCGGCTTGTCATCGAGTAACCCTTCCCCCATGCCTTCCCCCTAATCCCTAAGCGCGATCGGACACGGTTGCGCTTTTCCTTTTTGAGGCTTGCCATGACTCGCGCCCGCCCGCCGCCGTAACACCGCGCGACCATTAGTCGCACCCTATCCAATGCTATCACGCGTCATGCGCTTGCGGCGGCTTGCCTGATTCAGCGACCATGCCGGCTTGTCCGATGACGCGACGGCGCGCGCTTGTGCGGTGCAGCTATTGCGGTGCAGCTATTGCGGTGCACCATGACCGTCAAAAATTTGACGCGTCAAGATTTTGACACACGCGCCAGAGGTCCAGAAAAACGAAACTCGTTTTCGCAAAACCATTTTGCAATCTGACTTAACTGGAAATTTGCCGGAATTTCGAATTGGTTTTGCTTTTAAGCGATCGGCACCCCGGTATCGATTTAGAAGCCCGTCAGCGGCTTTCTTATGCTCTCAGCTACTACCCTAGCTTGCACTATCGCCGAAGCCGCTGTAGCCCTACCGCTGTGCCGAGAAACGCCATCCTAGAACGGCAACTCATCCCCACCACGCGGCAACGCCTTCCCCGTCCGAGGCCGCTCATCAACCACGCTCGCCCCAGGAAGCGCATCCTTGGCCTTTGCCACGCCGGTGCTCTCGTAGCGATTGCGCCAGCAGACCAGAAGCTCCTCGACGCTCACCACCGTGTCTGGCTCTGTGGCACTCAAGGCTGGCGCATCTGCGTCTTCCCTGACGAGGACCACCGTGTAGGTTCTCCCGCCGCTCTTGGCCTGCCAGATGCCCTCACCGAGCGGTGCGTGTCCCTGCTCCCCTGCTGCCTTAGCGAGTGCCTGCCATCCCCGCATGAGGATCTCGGCGCGCTTGGCTACAGCGTCAGCGTCCTGCGCCTTGATCGCCTCATCGAGCTTCTGACGCGCTGACTCGAACTTCACCGCGAGATCCGGTGAGGCCAGCGACTGGAGACGACGGTAACCCCAAGCGCCTTCCATCTCCCGCGCCAATCGGTCGAGAGGAGCCAGTGCCGCGTCAACCTGCCTTTGACGCATCTCCCAGACGATCATCTCGTTCGGGCTATCGATCTCTGCAACTCGTCTTGCCATCAGTTCATCCTCACCGCTTCATCGAACTCCCCGCACCAGTCAGCCGCGCCGGTAATGGGCCAACTGCATCCGTAGTGCTGCTCCCTGACCGTTCCCGTCGCGGTGACTTGCGGCGGCAGTCTGTGGCACTCGCCTTCAGGCTCAGAATTGGTGTTCTCGTTAAACTCCACCCAAAAGAGACAACGCTCGCAGCACCCTTTTTTCTGCTGCAACTGGGTATCCTCTTCACGCATCACCAACTGGTACAACTGGATCACGGGACGCTCACCAGAATCGCCGTCACCGCCCCCGATATTGCTCATCGTCTCTCTCCTCTGACCCGCAACTCACAATCTGCAACTTAGTCTCAAACTTACACCGACAGAACCAGCCGACACCCGAAGCGACATTGTGGGATACCCCTAAAGGGGTATACCCCACCCGACATGTCGCCTCGTGTCGTGTCCAGAAGCGACATACTACGCCATGTCGGGCAATGTCGGCTTGTCGGGTTTTTCTGTAACATGTTGATGTTGCTCTGTTTTCCACAAAATGTCGCCTTTGGCGGCTATGATTTTTGCCACACTGAGCGACGCAGCCGCTCTTTGGTACGTTCTTTCACTAAATTTGTCGTCTCCAGCACATAAATGTCGGAAATAGGCTAACCAATCAGCGCGTCTGATACACAGTTTATCTACCGGTATTCCGGGCATCCCATAGCGTTTTCCGACTTCTGCGACCGCTAAGTCGAAGGCTTCCAGCGTGAAAATTTCGCTCTCCGTGAGCTGCTTTTTCTGCTTCCTTTTGCTGTGCTGTTTCTCACTGGGTCTAAGCCCTAGTGATACGATGTTCGGGTCGACTGGGTCGGTGAGAACCTTGACCATTTCGAAGTGGAACTCGATCCCGTCTTCGCTTTCCTTCTGCTTTGTCGTGGTCAGTTTTCCAGTGAGGTGCTCCCTGTCTTCCTCGTCTGATGTGCGCACGCATTCGAGTTCTGCGTCCACTGCACCGAGCAGCGCTGACGAGCCACGCATACCCTTCGACTCGTCCTTACCGGCATGGTGGACCACGAGCACCGAGCAACTGAGCTGTGCTATGAGCTCACCGATGACAGATATGAATTGGCTCATGTCTGATGAGCTGTTCTCGTCCCCGACGAAGTTCCGAGCTAGCGTATCTATGACTATGAGGGATGGCGCGATACCGAGCTCCCTGATCTCCTTGATGAGCTCCTGCATGTCTTCCAGCGTCGAGCTGAGGTTCAGGCTTCGCTTGATGAAATAGAGAGGCACAGACGGCTCTATCTCATGGGTTATACGCGACGCGTCAGACCGTTTCTTCAGCCCTGCTTGGCCTTCCCCTGCAATGTATAGGCATGTCCCTTGCGCGGTCGGCTTCCCGAATGCTGGCTGACCGGCTGCGATCATCTGGCTGAGATATATGGCGACGAATGACTTGAAGCTGCCGGGCTTCCCGTAGATCGCCGCGAATGCTTTTGCTGGCACAAGATCCTCGATGAGCCACTGGACTGCTTCATCCTTCAGCTCATCCATGCGGAGAATCTCGATGCGCTTTTTTGGCGCGGGAGATGGCGTATCAGCGTTACCGGAAACGCTTTGCTGTGTTGCTGCCACTGTGTCTAACTGGTGACTACGGATCTCTGAGAGCTGCTCTGTAATGCTCTTTTCGCGTGGCTGTATCGACCGGATTGCGGCAGAGTTATCCCCAGAAAAATTTGCTATCGCGTATAAAGCGAACGGGTCCACCACTTTCTGAGATAGGGGATCATGCGCGCCGTGATGCGAGTAGGTCACCCAGTCGCCTCGGCTTCCCTTGAACAGCATCACTCCTGGTGTGCCGGTCTCGCTCGTCGGCGCAAGGTATCGGTATGCGTCGTTCCGCTTATCGTAATGGCTGAAGCGATAGCCCATCGATGCAAGTTGCGCTCGCATCCATTCGAGACCGTGCTGCTCATTGAATTGCGAGATCGTGGTGCTGTTCTGCGTCGGCAGTGCTACAGGCGTATGCTTGATCTGATCGATGATCTGATTCTGTTGCTCTGTCTGGCGCTGCCAAGAGATCGCTGTGTCAATGCTGAAGATCTTGCCGTCGAGGTGATCGCGATGGACAAAGCGTTCCTTCTCCTCGTCCTTGCTGACGCGTGGGAGAAACCACGGCTGTGACCAGCGGTAATTCTCGTTGACGCAGTTCATCCAGATCTGGCGCTTATGCAGCTCCGCGATAAAGTAATCGACAGCAGCGGTCAGTTCTTCTTGCGACTGCATCTTGCACGGGATCAGGATTCTGTATTTCCAGAACGAGACCACGCCATCAGACCCCCGATTGCTGTGGCTCGTATGCATGATGTGCGCGATGTTCATGTCCTTCAGCGCGTCGTGTACGGCATGGAATGACGGTGCGCCGGTGAGGATCTCGCCTGTCTCTGGATCGATTGACGAGTCGCCGTCGAGGATGATCAGTTCCGCTGATTGCAGGTTCTCGTCAGCCCGCTTGCAGATCGAGAGATTGCCCCCACGGATTAGGTATGACCCGTCCTTTGGGCCAACACGCACATGCTTTAATCTGTCACTGAGTGCAGCGAGTGTGTACACGCGTGGCTTGAGATCTGTGTCTCTGAAGCCAGCCGCTGCAAAGGCGAGAGACATCTCGTAGGTTGCGCTGTTGCCCATCTCTTTTGTTTCTTGTAGTGTTTCGCTCACAACGAACTCCGTTGGTTAGGGATTGCCCTGAAGGTTCCTCCCAAGACTTAACCCCCGCACTGGCTTCGGATGCCGGTACGGGGGTTCTTTTTACTTAGAACTCGTCTGAGTCATCGCTCGACGTGTCAGGTGCCGGTGCAGGAGCTGCGCTTGCTTCTTCTGCCGCATACCACTTCTCTTTCGGTGCGAGAGTGAAGTCGATCTGGACTGATGTGCCTTGACCAACCTTAATGGTCTTCACGGCATCTACTTTCAGCGTTGCGAGTTTACCCGCAGGGATTGCTCCTGCTTTCTTCGCGACATCTGCGACGAATTGGGTCCATGCGCGCGAGTTGCCCCTTGCGCTACGGAATGGCGCATCTCCGAATGACGCGTCCTTTGAGTAGATCGTTACATCGACACCCGGCTTATGGTCTGGAGATGGCGGGTTGCCCCATGCACCGTTGACCTCTTGCCAATCGACACCGGCAGCGCCGACCATCAACCAGCCCTGCTTTGCGTTAGCGATGTCGAGACCGAATACTTTCCCCTTCATGTCTACGGCAGACTTTTCACCATCCGCTGACGAGACAAAGAGAATGCCTGTGCGTGCGTCGAGACGCGCCCACGGTTTACCTGATGCTTGCTGTGGAAAGCTCAACATAATTACTCCTTCAGAGTTACTGATAGGTCAGACCGTGACCTTATGCGGATGAGAGTGGTTCCCTCTCTCACTAGGGATCTTGTGTTGCGCCGTACCACGCGATGAGCGCGGCATCGCTTCGTCCGTTGTCCTTCACCCGTGAAAAGTGTTGGGCAAAAGCTGGGAAGAGTTCCTGCGCGCGTTGCCGTGATCCGTCTTTGCCTGCACGCATTCCAGATGCCTTCTGCCACTTCTGCGGTGTGACATAAGAGATTGGCAAGCGTAACGCGGCGATGATTCCTTCGATTGTCCCGACTGATCTGCCAAACTGGAACATGCTTGAGACACCCTGACCCGGCATGGCCCCGACGCGTTCAAGCCAAACGTGATCCGGTTGAAGCTCTTCGAGATGCCGTGCAACGAGTTGCGCTGCGATCTCGGTTTTCTTCTTTCCGTTGCGCTCGATTGCGTGCGTCGGCATATCTATCACTGAGATATACCCGCGCTCGATGTCGATGACCGCGATGGCTCCGCTCGCACCGGGGTCGATGCCGCAGATCTTCATTCTTGCACCGGCACTGGTATCACCACGATCGCATAGCCAAGAGCATTCGCTATGCGTTCAAGTGTGCAGAACTCCGCTGATCTTGTTCTGCGAGAGATCTGCCACCAGTGCGTCGGTGTCAGCCCTGCTCTGACCGATAACTCGCGCTGCGACATGCCTGCTGTAACACGAGCTTGGTCCAGCTCATCGATGATCTTATCCATAGTTCTGTATCCATGATGGCACTGAAAGCGTCTCTATCTGCGGCGAATAGCCCTTCCACGCTGTCGCTGATTTCGTTGCCTTATACGCTTCTGCGGCAAGAGCCATCTGATGGCGACCTGCTTTAAGCGCGACCATATCGAGATTGTATACGCCAATGGCGTACGGTGCTTCTGTCTCCACTGCGATGAAGATGAAGTCTTTCGCTTCGAAGTCAGTGGTGTGCATATACCCATCGAGATAATGCGCGGCCTGAACGTAATACTTTAACCCCGCAAGTGTTTTCGCAAATCCATCAGGCGAAGCGTCCTGCGTGGTCTTCAGATCAACGATTGTCGATCCCTGTATTGCGTCCATGCGCGCCTTGCATGGCACACCGTGTTGCTCCCACTTGAACGATTGCTCGACGCTCGCGCCTTTCAAGAGTTCCTTGTAGAGATGATGCGAACGGACTGCCTCTGCTACACGTTGCGCCCGTTGAAAGTCATCGAAATCGACAACAGTTTTACCCGCGTTCGTCGCTGCAAAAAGTTCTGCCTGTTGTTTGCCGGCTGATGTGCGCCGGTCAATCTTTGGCATTGCGGCGAAGTCTGTGT